CGACGCCTACACGCCCCTCAGCGCGCGACTGGAGCGGCCTGGATGGCTCCTAGGCGCAGCCCATGCCCCGCAGCGGCCCGCGTGGCGTCGGCCCGGTACAGGGGCCGCGCCTGCCCCGCCTGCCCCGTAGCGGGCCGCACGTTGCGCCCTGCCCTAGTGGCTGCGGCTGCGACGCTTCGCACGCTTGCGCCCCGCCTTGTGGGCTTCATACTTCTTGCCGACGCTTTGAGGGATGCCGACCTTCTTCGCGAACTTCTTGCTATGAGCAACGGCGCGCATGAGCTTCGCTTGTTTCTTCGACTTGTACGGCACTTCCTTTTCCTCCTTTCTTTTGACGTCGTCAATGAGTGAATCTACGATGCCGCTGCTCAACGCTTCACTGATGATTTGCACGACGACCTCCCTAGATGTAGTAGTTCTTGCCGATGTCGTTGGGACCGTCGCCGTTGGCGATGAGGATATCCTTCGCCAATCCCGTCTTGTATCCCGTGTATTCAAAATCGACGCGATCACGTTCGCCCTGCCGCAGATAGTTGAAGCCCGACGTGTTCTCGTGGAAGTGCGAGTTCTTCGACAGCTTTCCGAGAACGGTGCCGCTGGCGTTGTGATGCGTGATGCGATTGCCGATGATCCAGTATTCGTCGGCACCGATGGCCTGAACGCCGAGATTGGAATTCTCGAGACGGTTGCGCCGGATCATGACGTTGGTGATCGGTACGATGCTGGCTGCACCGTGGAACAGCAGAATGTCGGCCGATTGATTGTTGTGGATGTAGCAATCTTCGATGACGATATCATCGGTCACCCACGTTCCCGACCGCGGATTCGCCGGTTCCACGTCGATACCAGCGCCGGGACCTGTTCCGCCAATATCGAAGATCTCGCTTTTCTGGATCACGATGTGAGTTCCGCGGCCGATGCTGATTCCTTGACGGCGGTTCTTGCTGAGCGACGCACCGCGCACGAAGATGTCATTGCACATTTCATCGTCGCGGTCATCGTCGATGTTCTTCGCGCCGATCACCATGCCGTCGCCTGTTCCATTGAACGCCATTGCGTCGAATACCGAGACACGCTGCGATCCCAGCACCTGGATGCAGTGACCCCATTCATGCGTGTTGAGCGCGGCGTTGCCCTGCTCGGAATAGATGTGCGTCTCGCGGTCGCCAATCACCATGGAACCCATGCCGAACTGAATGACAGAATCGGTGATGCCGTTGGCGCGCAGCACGCCATAGCCCCGAGAATCGTTCGTCTTGCACTGGAGCACGGCACCGTCCTCGAGAACGAAGCGCATGTTGGACTTCATGCGGACTCCGGTGTTCACCGCTTCGATGAGGTACATGCCGCGCGGAACGATGAGGTCGCCGCCGCCTGCGGGGAGCGCCGCGATTGCAGAGTTGATCTGGTTCTGCGCTTCGGTCTTGCCGGTGGTGTCGGCGCCGAACGACTTCACGTTGACGTAGGGCCACGGCTTCCGCATCGGAATCGGCACGGTGGCGGTGAGCATGCTGGGATTGTACGTTGCCATTTCTAATCTCCCGGTGGTGGTGGTGGTGGAGTGACGGTAGTCTTGATAATTGTCTTCGGCTTCGTTTCTTCGGGGTCACCTCCCTTGATTATCGTGATCGTGATATGACAGAACGAGATGCAGAATGGATTCGCCAGCGGCATCGACAGCAGGTCTGGTCCGTTGGTCGGTGGTGCCGTTGCGCAGCCCGCCAGCAGAAGCATGAATGCGTAGCGCATCATGGCTGCACGACCGGCATCCAGTGCCAGTGATAGTTGATGCGGCCGATGTTCATGATGATGTTGTTCTCGGCGCACCACTTTTCTTTCAGCTTGGCGCAATGCTCGGCTGCCTGTTCTGCGGTGGTGCCGGTGGCCAGTATCTGCAACGGCCAGTGATTCCGGCACACGACGATCTGCATGGCGTCGTCCATGTTCAGGAACTCGGCTTGAGCGACTCGATCTGGTCGTCGGTGAGCGGCGTGACGACGGCCACTGGATTCGCCCGCAAGAAATTCGAGAGCTGCTGGCGGCGCGTGTTCTCGTACAGGCCGGGTGAATAGACGTACGTTTCCTTTTCCGACTCGACGTACACGCGGTCGCCTGCATGGCCGGTCTTCGGCAACGTGGGAACATGTTTGACGTCCACCTGATCGTCGCGCGGCTTCTTGGGGTTGTAGGCGAGATCGGTCTTGATCCAGCCTGCGTTCATCGTGTCGGTGCCTTCGCGCACGAGAGCAGTCGGGATGCTGATGCGAACGCGCGGCATCGTGATCGGCTCGCCGTAGTCGTCGACGATGAAGTCGCCAGCTTCGTCCACTTCATACGCCGATGTTTCGACCATGATGTTCTGCGCCGTCGCAAGCTCGGTGTCGGCGGTGAGCAACTTCAGGTGAACACGAATGAAGCGCCCGTCTGGAACTTGATACGTCGTTGAGTTCCCAGGCGCATCCTTGACCTTGATCGTTTTGACTTCATTGCCATTGCCGTTCATTTCTATCTCCTACATTCCAAGCTGCTCAAAGGCAGCGTTCTCGGCGATTTTCGCCAGCATGTCACGCAGAGCGCCATCGAGCGCCAGCGCCCGCGTGTTCTCGGTGCTACCTTTCTTCGTGATGAGGTCGTCCTTTGCGCACGATGCCGTGCTCACGCCTTCGATGGCCAGTCCCATCTTGTCGATGTATGGACGGCCGTTGATGTCGCGCGCGAACGCGCAGCACGTGATTCCGAACATGCTGGTATCAGCGCCTGCACCGCGCGCGAACCGCACCGCCGCATGGTAGCCGTTCACTTCATACCCGGTCTCGTCGGGCGCGAGGTCTTTGAGATCGACCTTCTGGCACGGCAGCAGAACAACGTCGAAGTTCTCGTTGATGCGCGGCGTCACGATCTTCGGCATCTGCTCGGGCGAGCGGCGGCGATGCGCCGGAGCTTTCTTCGTGGCCTTCTTGGCCACCTTCTTCGTGACCTTCTTGGCGACTTTCTTGGCCATCACGATCTCCTACGGCTTGAGTGAATTGTGCGTTGCGATGCGACGACCGACGCGTTCACCAGCGAAGTAGCTTGAACCGCCGACCGAGATATGACTGACCAGCTTGTTGCCAATGAAGTCGCACTTCGTGACCTGTTCCCACCTGATCGTGCCGTTGTCGTCGACGAGAACCTGCTCGCCAAGCATTTCACCAATGAACTTAGAAGTGCCGTCCTGCAACGTCATCGGCGTTGTCTCGCCTGCGGAAACGGCGATTCCGCTTTCGGTTTCAATGCGATAGCTTGCGCTAATTCGCAGTTGATTGCCAGTCACGGACTGCGACACCACGCCCGCCTGATCGATGATGTCGATACTGTCGAGTTCATTGATGTCGCCAGCGAGTCGTCTATCGATGAACATGTCACTGCACACGCATGACCCGCCACCGCCACCGCCACCTGAACCGCCGGTGCCGAGAACAGGCGTCGTGACCACCGCGTCGCCGATCCACATTCTGTCGTCGGAATTCGAGATGTTGGCGGCGTTGGTCGTTATGTTCAACGTCTTGGCACCGCCACTGTAATCAGCGTCGATGTAGTACAGATAGTACGTGACCGTCGTTGATCGCGCTTGATTGACGTTACCGCTAGATGCGTTGTAGGCAATGCTGGCGCTGCCCGCGACAAGCGATCCCGATGCAACGTTGAACGCGACCGATGCAGGCGAGCCGGTAGTTGGAATGGTGAACGTGATTGCAGCGCCGCTCCATCGCGATCCCGTCGAGCCGGTGCGAACCGGAGTGAGATTACGCTGGTCACCGATCTGGTAGCCGCTGCCTGGAATTGTGAGATCTTCGAGCTTGCGAATCCACACGTTGCTGAAGCCTGCGTCGAGCAGAATACTTGTTGCGTGCGTATACGCTGTTCCCGCGTTGTTCGTCACCGCTGCACCGAAGTCGGGGCGCATGAACGCTGCACTTATTCCAGTTGGAACCTTCACTATTCCTTTGTATGTACCGCTTCCGCGGTTGGCTGCGTTATCAAGCGTAGTGATTACGGCAGTCCAAGTTCCGACGGCTGCACCGCTACTGTCGTAGAAGTGAACACTGGCGCGCGTGCGGGCGTCGATGGTGCCGGGAATCGAACCGTTGAATGAATTGGTAACAGTGAAACCGAATTCATACGACTTGCCGGCCTGCACTGGAATGTTCGGAGCCCAGAACGCAGACAGGCGCGACGCGCCAGCGGCAAGTGCAGTTTGACCGTAGATGCGACAACGGATCTGCGTGCCGTTCCACAGTACGCCGTTCTCAGCATCTTGCGTTATTCCGCCCGACGTTGGATATACATACCATCCATCGCACAACGCGACGTTCACCGCCTTGTATACGTTCGTCGCCATTCCCAAACGATTGTAGGTGAAATTAGGATTCGGCGCGAGATTTTCACCGGGGACGTAATCGGCACCGTACATCACTACGTCGGCAATATGCTGAAGGATGACGACCTTCGCCTGATAGTAGTCGGCCCACTTCGATCGGAACGTGGTGCCGACGACATTCGTGATGTTAGTCAGGTTGTTCCACGCAACGGGCGACGTGAGCGTACCGAGATACGTTTGAAGTGCTGAGTATGCAGAATTGTATGCAGTGAGGTCGGCATCAAGATCGTACTTCACCGCCTGCGCCGAGATTCCAGCTTTCTCAGCAACGGCGACGTTCCAATCGTTGATCACGCGCTTTTTCTCGACGACGCTGAGCACGTTGTCGCTTGCCATGTTCGACAGATCGGCCGCTGCGGCATTCGCAGTAGTGATCGCGGTATTGGCGGTCGTCTGCGCGGTATCAGATAGTGACTTCTGCACGTTGTAGATCTTGTTGAGCACGATCTGGCGCTTAGAATATACGTCGTTCCATTTTGACTTGTATGTCGATCCGACGATTGGCGTGTTCTGCGTTTGATCGTTCCACGCTGGCGACAGCGTGTTGAGATACGCAGTAAGCGCCGTGATCGATGCGTCGTAATTCGTTTTCTCGGTGGTGATCCCGAGATTCGTTGCCTCGGCGTCGATGCCAGCCTTGTCGTTGATGATCGTGTTGTAGTTGGTGATCGTTGCTTTCTTTTCGACTTTGGACAAGACGTTGTCGCTCGCCTGCGCATTGATCTCAGCCATCGCCGCTGCCGCATCGGCCGCCGCTGCCGCCGCTTGATCACTCGCATCTTGCACGGAAGTCGGTTGCAGCGTTTGATCGAGAACGTCGAGCGTCGACGAATACGCCGGAACGCTCCGCCTCTTGTTCGCGCCGATGGCGATGACACGGAACTGCCACTTTCCGCTGAAGCCTTGATCGTATTGCGTGCTCAACCCGGTTACGCGCTGCAATGGCGTCCAGTTGCGGGCGTTGCCCTTCCACTGTATTTCATAGGACACAGCGCCGACAGCCTTGTTCCAGTGAGCTGTGAGGAACGTCTGCGCCAGCACCGAGCCAGCGCGCGGCGTTGCGCTGATCACCAGTCCAGTGGGCGGCACTTGAACAGGCGGTGCGATGCCGCTGATCCTGCGCTTGTCGAGCGCGTCGCCAAAGTCGACCGCACCGAAGATGCTTGGATCGTGTTCAAGACCCGTCAGCTCGAACGACAACGTATCAGAACCCTTCGCTTCGATGACACTGATCACGCGGAACAGTTGCGTCATGAGCGATGCGCTCTCGGTGGCCCACGGTGAACCGACGACCGGAACATTGCCAGCGCCAAGCGTGGCGAAGCCAAGCGTCTTCGTTCCAACGTTCACGCTGGTGATCGCGCGGTCGATGGAAGTGCCATCGGGCTTGATCATGATAAGCGTGTCACCATTCACCGGCGGTGGCGTCGACAACGCATCAACGGTGAGCGTGGTGAGCGTGGCTGAATGAACCCTGCCGCCGATCCTGCGGCCCGCGCGCTTGGCATCGGCAACGCGCACGATCTGGCCGGGCACGGCAACGGTTCCCTCGAGACCGACTTCCCAAGTGCAAGTGTCAGTGAGCAGACGCTCGCTGAGTAACAGCCAACGCCCGAGTCGACGCGCCGTTCCCTGTGAGGTGCAGCCAATCGCATTGATTTGAGTTGTCTGTACTCCATAGCGCGCGATGCCGACGGGATCGTCGACGTATTCAACCTTCGTTCTGCCGAAGTCGGTTGGATCGCTCCACGAGACCAAGCACACCGTGTGACGCGCGCGACGGCCCGAGCCTTGATACGTGAACTTGCCATCCTTGACGTTGGCATTCGTGTAGACGTATGAAGGATCGGTCGGCATGTCGCACACCGGCACGATGGCACCGCCAGCCCAATAGCTGATACCGCGGAAAATGCTGGCGAGGTCGCTCAGCACCTTGAACGCTTCTTCCTGACGTTGCAGGTAGATCGACGCGGCGAAGCGCGGTTCAGTCGGCACCGCAGTGACGATGGTCTTGCCAGCGGCGGCGGCTGCCGTCGTGAGGTCCATCTCGTACGTCATTATCATTTTCGTAGCGGTGACTTCGGAAATGATGCCGCGTCCGTTGTTGTTACTGGCCGCGAAACCGCTCACCGTCACTTGGTCGCCAGCGAGGAAGCCGTCGGTGATGAACGATCCAGTGGCGCGATTGAATGAATTGTCGGTCGCAGATACGCTGATCGAAGTCGAGCCGGTGGTCACCGCCAGTCGCAGCGGCTCGCCCGTTGGAACGAGTTCATCGCAGTATTGCGCAATTCCGAAGAGCGCCCACTTGTCGATGAGCGATGCCGACACGATATGGCCGAGACCATAGCGCGCGTGCGTCACCATGTCATAGTAGACCCACGCTGGATTGTTTGTCCACGAGCTCTTGAATGTTCCGTCCCATGTGCCGGTGTAGACGCGGGTGAACGCGTTGTAGTTGGTCGGCACCTGAACGACGCGGCCCATGATGTAGTAGCCGCGCGTCGGAATCGAACGGAACTGCGCTGCATCGACGATGACGCCAGCGTATGCGCTCATTGGATAGCGGAACTTGGCGTCGATGATCTCCGTGTAGGAATCGATCATCGTCGTGTCGTTGATGTTGGAATCGAGCGTGTCGGCCGTGAGGCGTCGCACGCGCAATGACCAGCTTGACGTGGCCGCTGGCAGATCGATGCGATGACTGCGCTGATACTTCGTGCTGGCCTTGCCGTCGAACGCGCCGTTGATCACCTCGACGTATGCGCCTGCATCGGTCTTGATGTCGATGGCGTACTGGACGCGATAGCCAGAAAGATCACCGGTGGTGAGGTCTTGCTGCGTCAATGCGTTGGCACTGACCATGACGCGCAGCGCATCAAGCTCGGTGTTGTTGATCGCGCGCACGAATGGCGACGCCGCCGTGAGCTCGACGTTCACCGCGATCTCGTTCTCAACCGACGGGAAGCCCTTCATCGGGCTTTGCGTCTGCGTGCCGAGACGCGAGTCTACGATCACGTTCTTGAAGTTGAACGAGCCGTCTGGATTAGTGACCGGCGTCTCGTCGAGATACACGTCGCGCAGCATTTTCTTGCCGGTGCCATGGACGAAGCCATAGATCGGCCCTTCGCTGATCAAGTCGAGAATGCGCGCCTGCGCCAGCGAGATAAGACTATCTGGCGCTTCAATCGGAGTACGAGATGTCGCCTCGCCTCCCTTCGCGCCCGCAATGACGCGACGACGCTTCCTTGTTGAACCATCAGCAGCCATGATCGTATTCCTATGGTGAATCCATTATCGAATTGACATTGACGTGAACGAAGTTGCCGCCACCGCCAGCGCCGTCGATTGTCGCGCCGTCAGCACTCGGCGCATACACGTCGTCCTTCGCTTCGAGTGACGCGCTGACCACCGCGCTGCCAACAAACATAGGACCGCCGTATGCGACGGGAACTGGATTTCCCTGCGCCTGCGTATTCACCGGACCGTTGAACGCGTAACTGGCGCGGTTTTCCTTGTCGCCTTCGCCTGCATCGGACTTCGTTGTCGACATCAGCATCGTGATGATGCCGCCTGCCATGAGCGCTGCACCGGCATAGATGAGTGGAACGCCGAACGGCGTCTCAATGAGGATCACGCCGACGACGATCAACACCGCTCCGGCGATGGTGGCGATGGTGCTACCGCTGGCACCGACGATGATCGGCACGAATTTTATCTCGTCGTCGCCCGATGGATATCTGAGTTCTTGGACGATGAGGTTGCGGTCGCCAGCGTAGACGGCGAATTCCATGCCATGATCCTTCGCTCCCATGAAGAACGCCGTGATGCCTGGGATCATCGCGCACAACGCGCGCGCGGCTTCTGCGGGCGACTCGACGGCAAAGCGATGCCGCCTTCCGAATTTCTTTCCAAGCACGCCATGAAGCGTGATCGTTTTGACTTCACTTGACATGACCATCTCCAGCGTAGTGCAGAAACATCCGCGTGGTCTCGCGCCAGTAGCCTCCATACACGTCGCGGCTCGACAGCTTGCCGTAGACATGCTGAAGAATGCGCGTGTTGTCGATGTAGACCGCGGCATGATTGATGTCTGGCTCGCCGCGTCCTGGCTGCGGTATCTGCATCAGAATAAGATCGCCGGTCTCGAGTTCCTTTTCAGTGGTCTCGACGAAACCCTGCGCGGCGAAGTTCTTGACGTACAGATCCTTTCCCTTGTACCACCAGTCATACTCGTCTTCGGCTGGCCGCGTGAGCACGACACCGCGGTTCCGCAGATACCAGTCTTGGACGAGAGTGAAGCAATCGAGTATTCCATACGTGAACTCGCGCCCGATGAGGTCGGCTTCGTAGCCGCAGGGATTGAAGTCATGCACCGCGACGAAGCGCGGCGTGTCTTCGCCTGCGTCCATGTGAACGGCGACGATGCTCCACGGCAGTTCCGACGCTTCGCACATGACCAGATCGGCTTCGCTCGGCAACGCGCCAACGTCGGGATGGCTGTGAACGATGCGCGTGACCTTTCCAATATCTTCGGTAGCGGCGTACTGCGCCGGGTCAATGGTGAAGTGAGCAGCTTTGGTCGCGAGATTAGTGCATGGAACGTAGCGCTCACGCCCCTTGATTACAGCCACGAGACCGCACGACTCGCGTGGATAGCATTCCAGCGCGTGGTCGGTCGCAGCCTTGAGCGTGGCGGCTTTCATCGCACCAGTCCAGCAGCGGGGAACCCGCCATGATTGAGGACGCCGTTCTCGCCAAAGCGTTTCTTGCACGATGTGACCTTCTTACCGCAGTCGTCAAGCGCGGGATTTGACGTCGGCGTGTCGTCGATCTTCGCCACCGGCCCGCCAGTGTATCCGCAATTCGCATCGCGGTAGCGCCATGGACATTGATTGGCGATGATCTGTCGGCGCGGAAGCTGCACGTTGTTGAAGTCCATCGCGCTGGCAAGCTCGAACGATGCCTGTTCTGCGGTTTCATGCGTCTTGCGCTCGATGAACCATATCTCGTCGGGAAACTTCTGCGTTGGATCGGCGGTTGGATTTCCGCCTGGGAAGTTGGCGGCGTCGAGATACTTGGTCAGCGTGCGACGCCGCGTGAAGATGGAACCGACGAGATCGTCGTAGCTGAGACACAGCGCGGTAATCGAACCGTTGAGGTTGGAAAGACTGAGAACAGGCGTCGGCGGCTTGCCGCTGGCCGCACGGTCGAAACCTTCCGCCTGAATCGGCCATGGATCGTACTGCAGTCCCTGCCACCAGATCGAGCCGATCTGCGGATAGCCGTGGAATCGGAATATTCCGACGCCAAGAGTCGTCGCATTGACCTCGTAGACCTCGATGAGGCCACCGGGTTCAAGCGATTGCATGTCAGCTTGAATGGTCATGGCACGAATATCTGTTCGAGAGTGAAGGACAGCGTCTCTTGACCGCCGCTGCGAGGAGTGTTGTTGTAGCCGGTGCAAAGATACAGACCCTGCACCGCGCCGATGACCGGTGGCGTCCAGTTGAACGAGATACCGATATGCGCATCGAGAAACTGCTTGATAGGCAGAATGTCGGCGGCAGCGCGGTCGAACTTCAACGGCCACACTTGAAACTTCACGTTCAAGCCATCGGGGATAACCTGCGCATAGCCGTCACCAAACTGCGTTTTCATTATGCGCATCTTGATGTCGCCCGACGGACCGTCGTCTGGCAGAAAATTGAAGGTATCAGCCATGTTGCATTCTCCATAGCGAGCCGCCTGCACGCTGTTCTTGGTTCACGAGATCGCGGAAGCGCATGTCGACGAGTTCCTTGAACTGACGCATGCTGTTTTCTCGGTCGGCGTTGGACTGCGTCGACGACGATGAACCATCGCTGTTGATGTTGAACGTCGAGTTGAGCGTGACGCCTGCGTTCCCACCACCGAGGAGCGCCTGTTGCGTGAGCTGACGTGCTGTGATCGCCGCAGGCCCGCGCACAAACTCGGGGCCGTATTCGCCAACAACGCCGATCTTACCCGGAGGAATGCGACCGCCCTGATCGTGTTCAGTGAATTGCTGCGATTGGATCTGGCGGACATTGGCGATGCCTGCAATGATCGCCGCCGCTGCGGCTGCCGCGCCAAGCACTGGACCGACGTATGGAATCTTGACCATTGATGCGTATGCACCAGTCGCGGCTTCATACGTATTGATGATGGCTTGCGCGGTCGACGCCGCCTTTGAGATTTCAAACGCGCGCTTCGCCTGCTTGCTATGACCCTTTGAATACGTCTCGGCAAGCTGAGCGATGGCTCCGAACATATCGCTGCCTACCTGCGCCATTGCCTGATTCTTTTCTTTTTCGATTGCAAGCTGTTTCTCGGTCGTTTCGCGTTCAAGCCTGAGGATGAGATCACGCCGTTCTTCCTCGGTGAGCTGGGTAGACTTCATGATCTCATCGCGGCGACGTTGCTGATACTCAGCCTCAAGTTCCTCCTCGCTCAGGAGCCCGTCGTAGAGGGCGTCTTTCTTTTGCTGAAGGGAATCCTTGTAAGACTGCAGTTCTTCGGCATGATTGGCGTCGAGCTTCGCCAGCGCATCTTTTTGGATCGCAGAACCTTCCTCGGTATTGGCAAGGATGATCGCCAAGCGGTTTACATACGACTCTTGAATGACCTGTTCTTCGCTGCGCAACGACAACCGCAGTTGCTCGAATTCAGCTCCCTTCGTCGCGGCGAGATCGGCCTTTTCTTTGTCGTACTGCGCGCGGCTGTCGTCGCTCATTTTCTTGCGATCTTCGGCGGTCAGCTCGACATGCGAATCGATGATCGCTTGGCGGGCTGCGTAAGAATCGTCGATGACCTGTTCTTCGTTGCGCAGGCTGTCGCGTAGTGCCTGCAATTCTGCGGCGCGATCTTCGGCTTTCTTTTTCGCCGCGTCACTGGCACGCTTCGCCGCAGCTTCGCGGTCGGACTTTGAACCGGGGTCTTCGGTATCTTCGCCAGTCGGCGGTGTGACGCCCGTTCCAGTGGCCGCTGCGGCGTCGCTCGCACGCTTGGCGTTCTTCTCATCGCTCAAGCCTAGCAGCCGATCCATTTTGATCGAAGCATCGAGAGCTGCCTTGCGGTTCGCCAGTTCCTTGTCGCTTGAACCCTTGATCGTACCAAGTCCCGCGATGTTCGCCGCGCCTGCCCACCCGCGCGCGAGTCGGCCCACGAACGTTGAAGCGTTCTGGGCACGGTCGGCGATTTCCGCTTCCACGTCGGCAACTTCACGCAGCTTCTGCGTGGTCTTGGCGGCGTCGCTCGCACCACCGAGAACGCTGGTGATGAACTCAGAACCGCTGTCAATCGCCTTGTTTGACCAACTGACGAATTGCGCAAACGCGCCGACCGATCCAAGGATCCCTTGAGTAAGAGACTGGAAACCCTGCTTGACATCGGGATCGTTGAGCGTAGTCGCGAGATTGTTTATCGCTACCACCGTTCCCTTGACACCTTCACCAGCGGCGTCGCCTTCCAGCAGGTTATGGAACGTATTCTTCAGATGCGACAGTGAACCTCCCAGCGTGTTGCGCGCGGCTTCGGCGGCACCACCCATCTTCGTTTCAAGCTTGCCGAAGATGATAGCCTGCGCTTCGGCCCGTTGGCCAGCGTCGACGAGGTTCTTGATAAGAGTCTTTTCTTCGTTGCTGAACTGCACGCCAGCGCGCGTCAACGACATGATTCCCCTCACCGGCTCGTTCAGCGCCTTGCCTACCATGCGCGTCGCACCTTCGAGATCGGTTCCCATTGCGGTGGCGACATTGAGGATCGCCTGCTCGGCACGCGGGAAGATGTTGGCACCGATGTTCTGGAACGTAAGAAGCAACGCTTCGGACCTGCCGATAGCTTCGTCATCGAACGTCGACAGCTCCATCAGACCGGCCGACAAGTCGTTCAACGACTTCAACGTCATACCGGCCGCGCCTTTGGTCGACTTCAGCCGCGCTTCCAACTGAGCCTGCACCTGCTCGGCTTCAATCGTGTTGTCGATCATCGCACGGATGCCGCGACCGATCTGGTATCCGATGGTGCCGCCAATGGCGAGGTTCTTGATCGAGCGCAGCATGCTCACCAGAGCGTCGTCTTCTTGCCTGATGGCGCGCGTGCGGTCCTGCGATCCCTTTACGAATTTTCCCTTGTCATCGCGCGACTGCGCCGCAGCCCGCGCGGCGGCTCCTACCTTGTCGTGCGCCTTCGCTTCCTGCTTGAGCTGGTCTTCGACCTTTTGACTTGCCTGCGTGAGCTGCTCGACTTCACCGGTGGCTTTGGTCACCTGCGTCGAATCGACATTGAGGACAAGACTGGCGGCATCAATTGCCATGATTTATCTCCTACTCGCCCAATACTCTTGGTCTATCGCCTTGATCGCTTTCGACTCCCAACCTTTGATGGGAGTTTCGGTGGCCTGCGCCCAATAGCAGATGTCTTGCCATTGAAGCGGCTCGCCGGTGAATATTTCCGCATACCAGTCCCACAGGTATGAAAGCTCGGTCGGTTCCTCGGGACCATTGACTAACTCGACTGGCATCCGGCCAGTTGACTTGAATACCTGCTCGAGACTCGCCTTCAGACTTTGCTTTGAGCCTTTCGGGATCGTGCTGAGGTGGAACTCATGTCGGGCGTAGCGTCGGAGCTGACGGATGCGTTCCTGAAAAAATAGCCGCGGTCACTCGCAGTGATGTCGATTGAACTGCAGATCTGCGGTGCCTGCTTGAAGAACGCAATGATGTTTTCCTCGGTGCATTCTTCGGGGAACGACCATGCGATGACCAACGACGCGGTGAGCCGCGTCGTCAGTTCGTAGACCGCCTCGTCCCTTTCCTTTTCGTCCTTGATCGACGCAAGACGCACCGCGTCGCGCTTCGCCTTCGTGTCGGCCGCACGAAATTCATCGCTGTCAACGCCGCGTATCTGGATCCACTGATCGGTCTTTCTCCCTGACGGTGTATACAGCGGAATACGGACGCCAGCGTTCGCGCGATCACGCGTGAAGAACTGGCTCTGCAGATCCTTGTCGTTGACGGCGTTCATTACGGCGTCCTCGTGACCACGATCTGCGACAGATCGGTGTCCTTGTAAAGCGCCTGGAACGGCATCGACAGCGTGATCGGACCTTCGCCGCCAACGTCGGGCTGACCGCCGGTGTACTTGATGCGCGGGAGGCTGAAGGAATACTTCTGCGTGCCGGTGCCCGCGAGATCGAACGCAATGTCCGATTCCGTTTCGTTGATGAACTTGTCGAGCAGCAGACTGTTCTCGAAGTAAGCCGTGATCGAGCCTGTGAGGTTGCTGCGGCCGACGCTCGGATCGATGCTTGCCTTTGATCCCACGACGTAGCGCGCCTCGATGTTGTTCTCGAGAGTGAGCGAGATCTCGGTGATCACCGCGATTGGAACGCCGCCTTCGCTGAGCGTGCCGGTGAACGAGTCCATTGGACTGGTCGTCGATACCGCTGGATACGTCGCACCCGCGATGATCGCGGTGGCGGTGGTCATGTTGCCGCCGATGATGCCGAACGAGCCGGTGATCATCGCGTTGGCATTGATCGCGAGATTGAGGCTGTTCACCTCGCATCCCGTGTACCGATGATACGGCTTGTCGGCGGGAGCGATGTCTGCGAAGTAGCGTTCGATTGTGAAGTAGTGACGCAGAACACCGGCCTTTGCGATGTTCCCTGTCCATGCGCCCATCAGAACCGCTTCGAGAAAGTCGTCTTGCGATCCATAGCTGAGCTCGAAATTGATGTCGCCACCGACTTGATACGTACCGTGGCGAACGTCGCGGATCTGGCGGTCGCTCACCATTTCCTCGGACTGCAGTATTTCCTTCGCAAGTCCCAGCGTCGTGCCGGTGTTGCGAAGCGTCTTGAACGCCGGAGTCGCTGGCGTGGTGCCGCGGACGAGTTCCGGAATATAACGGAGTGAATGGCGCGAGCCGCTGGCCATGAGCGTTCTCCTAGCGTTTGATCATCGAGTAGTAATACACGGATACGCTGATCGTAAGCGTCGCAGAATTCGTCTCAGACCTCCTTGCCTGAGTCATGTCGGCTTTTCGTATCAGCACCTCTTGCTCGTCCTTGATGTACTTCTTTCCGGCGGTGTAGTTTGCAGTCACGACGCACGCCGCCTCTGTGAGTCGTCTGATGCCATCGCCCACCGGGCCGTTGACATCTACTTGGAACACGCCGACGAACATATCTTCGCCTTCGTCGCCAAGCGTATCTGGATCGCGCGCTGCGGGAATGTTGAACACCTCATACCAGATCGAGTCGTCGGTCGGTGGATCGAATTCACGTTCTGGGTATGCCGTCGGTCCCAGGTTCAGCGCGTTGAAGCTGGTCACCAGCGCCGAGTAGACCAGCCATTCGGAGTTCATTACGGCGCTCATCGGTTTCTCCTTGCCGCGCGGGCGACGATGCCTTGAACGCGCGCGAAGTTCTTACGCATCATACCGTATGGAGCTTTCGTGTGAGACCATCCCTCATACTCGATGCGATACGCATACGGCAGCGAGTTGGAAAGGTAGATCACAGACCCGAGCTTGATGTTGAATCCCTTTATTTCACCGGCGACGGTGCCGCCTGTCGGATCGGTGACCGGTCGCGTCGAAAGATCGGGCGATCCCTCGCTGATGCGCCAGTTGGCGCGCAGGTAGCCATCGAGAACCGGAGTGTCCATGACGGTGCTGGTAAACAGCTCAATGACAATCGCCTTGTGCGTATCTTCGAGCGAACGCCCGATGCGCTTGGCGTATGCAGAGAGATCGGCAGAAAACTGTCCCACGTCAACCTCTTGTTACCATCATGGTGTAGAGCAGCGGAATTCCAGCAGGCGAAATCGGCGTGACGCCAACTCCAACCCAGCGAACGATGTCACCGCCTTCTTCGGGAATCTTGATGTAGTCGCCAGCTTCCGGCGCCCACAGGAGTCCCTTTGCCGCGATCTTTACGTTGCGCGTCCCAGCGGCAATGGCGGTGCCGTCGATCAAACCGTCTGCTGGACTCGCGCCTACAGGCAGCACCACGCATGACATGGGCTGCTCATCGGTGTGACCGGGAAGCTCGGTGTCGGTGTCGGGGTCATACTCGCCTTCGATGAAGCGAGTGAGCACGAGATCGTCGCGTCCCTTGTCCGTGATCAGCGCAAGCGTAACCTGCGCCATTTCATTATAGAATGCGGTGTCGACCATCACACTCTCCTGACCGGCACGTTGAGGGCGTAGCCCGTGAGCAGAGGCTCGAGGATCGCCATCGCCTTGCTGAGCACGACGCCAGCGGCCGTGTCGCCGTCGATTGAATGTGGATTGGCGTACTTCACACTGACTGCGCCGACCACCGTCTGTTCGATGACCGCGCCAGTTGGACTCGGCGTGACCGTTGGCTGCAGATCGACGGTCATGGCGTCGAACGCAAGCTGAGTCTGGCCTCTGAGCAACTGTTCAGGCAATTCATCGTAATCGTAGTAGAAGCCGTCGATGACGACGCCGACACGCGGCCACTTCAGGTTCTGTTCCTTGCTATACCGCAGTCCCTGATAATTGAGCGACTGCATGTAGTCCATTGCCTTGATCAGCAGGACTTCCTGTTCCTCGTCGGTTGCTGGAAGAGTGATGCCACGCTGCAACGCCGCCGCCTGCAAAGCTCCAACGGTCACGTATGACATCGCGTTTGGATTGCCAGTACCATCTTCGATCACTAGCATGACACGACTCCTTGGAAAAAGTTCCCGGCACCCGCAGAGGGTAAGAACGAGTGCCGGGAAAAGCTACCGCCGTCCCTTGATTATGCCCGACGCTTCTCGGCGTCCTTTTCGATGTCCTTGGCGATCTTCGTCTGCGATTCCAACTGCTCGGTCAACGTGGGCTGATCTTCGTCCCAGCGTGCCTTGGAATCAGCCGTCCACAACTTGTCGTTCTGGTTGGCGGGCTGCACGCATTCGCGATCACCGGTATCGGTCGGCCGTTCCATCGCAGCCAACAAAGCAGGATTGATCGAGCCGATCTTTCCCTCGCGCTTCGCCTTGTCGTCGTCGCCGAGACCGACTCCACGCGTGTTCTTGCCGCCGGGGCCGCCGTCACCGCGTCCGCCGTTGCCACGATCACCTTCCTTGTGTCGTGACAGGCGGTCGGCATCGCGCTGTTCACGCTGCTCGCGCTCGCTACGCTCGAGAGCGGTTTCGTCTTTCTTTCCGTTGCTCATGTCGTGCTCCTTAACCGTTCGACACGATGAACGCCATGCCTACCGTCTTGCGAGGATAGACACGAGTCCAATTCGTGGCGAGCTTGAGATCGGCCCACGTCGGAGAAAGACCGGGACCAGTGACAGTGGCGCTGGTGAATGAATAACCAGCGGGATGGACAACCCAACGCTTGCGGATCCACAGTGTCTCGAATCCGCCGCCATTGCCGCGCTCAGGATCGCGCTGGAATTCCTGAGGTACCTTTGCGTTCCCCTTTCCGTAGCCGAACGCGCCCGGTGCGAAGAGGATCGTGAGATACTTGTAGGCGACGGTGCTGCCGTTGCCGCCCACGATTGGCATTCCATCGTCGACGACGACACGCTTCCCGAGATACGTGGGAATCGTGACGTCCTGCTCGCTCGTCGGAACGAACGTGATCAGGTCCTGCTTGAGCAGGTTCCCGTAGACGACTGAGTGCATGGCAATCGCGCCGACCTTGTTCAGCTGATCGCCCATCGTCAACGCAGCGTTGATGACGGCAGTCGAGCTGATCAGGTTCGCAGCGTCGACGGCCATCGCCGTGTCGCTGATGTCGATGGTCATGTCACTGGCATTGCCAGCCACGTTGTCATTGTAGATGCCGATGGCGCTGGCAAGACAACGACGCTGGAACTGACGCGCCCAATAGGCGTCAACCTGCTGAGCTACCAGCTTCAGCGGATCGGTGCCATTGAGTGATTGCACAAGATCGGCCGTTCCCCATCCTTCGTTGAGGTCGGCAATGCGGGCGAGCATCTCGCCGGTGCTGAGGCCCTGCGGCTGCGCGATGTCGGTGTAGACATCGTTGGAGTAGTTGGGCTCAAGGCTGGCGTCGAGGTCGTTCCAGAACGGCATCGTGGTGATGCGTCCCGGCCCGTTCGCCAGATCGTTGAACAGCGCGTTGGTGACTGCGATTCCTGACTCGATGAACGCTGTCGATTCGACGCTATCGTTGATTTGATAGGAAGCGAATACCGACGGAATCCAGACATCACTGAGGGTGACGTAAGGCATGATGGATCTCCAAGTGGCTATTTGACGTTAGGGTTGGACGGCACCCTTCCGCCGGCAGCAGTCACCAACTGCTGGAAGCGTGCGGGATCGGTCCTCGCCAGAGTTGTACGTTCTGCCTCGGTCATTTCAGCAAGAGGCTTGGAAGCACCGCTCCCACCGTTGCCACCGGAAGCACCGCCACCGGAGGAACTGCTACCACGAATGATGCGCTCGAATTTCTTGTTCCCGGCGTACTCGGACTTGAGGTCGTCGGGAGTGAGCGTCGAAGCCTTGCCATCATCGGTCAATACGCGGGTCACCGGCTCGCCATCGACCACTTCTACCTGCAAACGCTTTTCCAGCAGCGGAATGAGAAGATCGGGAACGTCGGTGATCTCGTTGGCGATGCGCATTGCCACGTCGCTGACGTACACCTTCTTTACCGTCTTTTCCAACGCTTCCTTTTCCTTTTGATGCTGTTCTACCAACTTCTTTTCCTTTTCGGCGTACTCTGCCTGAAGCTGTTCGCGCAGTTGGTTCTTATCCTTGCCCGCGTCGAGTTTCAGCTGAGCAATCGTCGCATTCGCCGTTTCCAGTTCCTGCGTGCGCGTGGCGAGGTCCCGCTCTGCGATCTGGCGCAGCCCGACTTCATGTTCCTTGGCACGGATCAGCGGGCCGTTGTCGTCGTCTTCGATCTGCAGATGATACTTGCCATCGGCTCCCTTTTCATACAACGCGGCGAGAGCTTCGTCCAGACCATCGAGCGTGTCGAGCAGCTTCTTGAGTTTCATGACCTTCTCCTACTGGGACACCGTCCCGTTTTGCGCCTTGTCCACCGGACTCGGTCGCTCACACCATTGGTATTGGACGCGGATACATCTCGCGCAAGCATGTCTGCACGTCCGGTATATCTTTTATCTTATTGATGGCATCCTGCAGATTCATGTATGAACACATCCGCATGGCATCAGCCTTAGAACTGCCGGTCTGGGCCATGTAGGCATCGATCTGCGCGGTTGTCACCGGCTGAATTGCAAAGTTGCCGCTCATTCGCCTTCACCTTCTTGCATGTCTTGCCATTCGCTGAACGTCGTATCGGCGTCGATGTAGCCTTCTTCGCTTGAGCGCGTGCGACCTTCGCTAAGTTCAGCGAAGTCTTCGTGCAGAATCGCTACCGTGATGCTTCTGCAATTCGGATGCGCTGGCGGCACCGGGCCGTCACCGATGTCAAACACTTCGCCATCGAGATCGACGCAGATGTCGCTCGTTCTGTCGTCAAGCACCGATACCCATTGATACTGACTGACGACATCCTTGTTCTCGGCCCAGACCTCGCTGTATGACACGTTGTTGATGTGTTGCATGGCGGTGCGCACCATCGTCGCGTTCTGCTTCCCGAACCTCGAGAGCAGACCATCGGCGAACGCCTTTTCTGAAGTCCCTTTTATCGCCTGCAATGTTTCCTTATCAGTCCACCCGTTGACGCTTGCCTTGCGCAGAGTCTTTTCCATGGCGACGACCTGCCCGTTCACCGTGTTCTCGATGAATGGCTTCAGCAGATCGCCGGTGGCACCGAGAGGCCGGTCGAGAGCAGCCTTGTAGACCTCGCGCGCCTGCGCTGCGTGCGCGATGGCCGCACCAGTCACCTTGTGAAGCCATGCCGCTTCAAGCTCGTATGAATACACCGAGAACGACTTCATCCGGTCGACGCTCGACGCCAGCGCCTTGTCCATCATCGCCTTCTGCTGCTTCACCACGCTGCCGATGAACCGGTTCAGCTCGGCGCGTCGCAGATCGCTGATCTCACCGTTCAGCTCGTTGACGACAGACGTAACCATCTTGTTGATGTCTCCATAAACCTTGTTCAACTGCGTGTATTCAGCGACCTTCAGCTTCTCCATATATAGCTGAAAACGCTCATGCAGCTTTTGAAGCGACGCGGCCATGACGCTACTTCTTCGGCTCCGGGCATGGCGTCGCCGCGCATTCACCCGGCGGCTGTCCAGGCAGCACGGCGTCACCCGGTGCAGGCAACGCATTGTTGATGCGCGGCAGCGCCTGGATGATCGTGCATCCCTTGTCGACGACCTGACAGGCCTTGACGGTGAACGCTGTGAGCGACACCATCAGCACGACACTCGCCACCTTCACGAAGTGTGTGAGCATGGTGCGCAGCCACGATCCGCCTGGGAGCGTGTTGTCCGGATACTCGGGGAACTCTGTGCGTGGTGTTGACATGACGTGTCTCCTGTTGTGAATCGGTCCCCCTGTCTCCCCTCCCTAGAGTTTATTACTTCGGACTCGGCCGACCGGGAAGGTCGTGTCCTGGACGTCCAGGATCGTTTTCGTCCTCGAGGTCTCCGGGCAGCGTTTGATCGGGACGCGGCTTCTCGCCCGGCGGATACTGCGGCCGGTCAGGGCGATCAGGGCGATCCGGTCGATCAGGTCTGTCGGGACGATTGTCGCCGGGTGAGCCAGGACGTCCGAGATCGGGACGACCCGGTTCCCCTGCATCGGGGCGTCCTTCGTCGCCAACGTCGGGTCTGCCTGGACGGCCAAGATCGCGATCTTTGTCGGGATTGTTCATTGCGTTGCTCCTTGTAATGCTCGCTCATTGGATCGGTGGTGTTGCGTTGTCGCTCGGTGGCGTCGCGCCGTTGGTCTTCGGCGTTCCATCGGGGTTCGTATCTGCTTCGGGACCAAGTCCCATCGCTGCGGCGTTGGCCAGCGCCTCTTTCTCCAATTCCGCCTTCGCCTGCGCGTCGTCGAGAGTGGCGATGCCAGCGCGCACGAGAATGGAGCGCATCTCGCTGAACGTGATCGCGCCGTCGGTCCACATTTTCACGCGGGCCTGCAACGCGGCGGCGTCGAGCGACATGATCTCGAAGTCGGTGTTGATTTCGTATCCAAGGTCGTCGGTAATTTCTGCTCCCGCGAAGAGCGCCGCCGATTCAAGCGACTTCCTGTACGCTGAATTGACATTGTAGACGGCGCTCAACAGCACGCTCTGCTCGCTCGCATCGTCCATGGTGGCTTCTTTCGCGGTGCGCTGCACACTATTGGGATTCACCAGCTTGGCACCGATGGCCGCAGCCATGAGCTCTTTGTGTTCCATCGCCTTGAGCGCAAGCTGCGACTCATTGACCTGTAGATACGTCGCACTCGCTCCCACCGGAAGCATGAGCGCGGTACTCGACCCTGTCTTTACTTCCCCCTTCAACACTTCTTCGACCCACGACTTGTTCAATCCCGCGATCACCGTTGTTGGCTGGCCGAGAATGAACACCATTTCTTCGAAGTCGCATGAGTTGCGGTAGTGCCCGAGATTCACGTCGGCCAGCGCGCTCAGCGGGACTTCATCGATGCCGCCGTCGTTGTTCCGTGAACCGACGAATTCAAACGGGATGTAGTCAAACGGCTTCGCTCCCGATTGCAGTGGAACCATCGGCACTCCCTGCGACACGATCCCCATCTCGGTCTTGCGATAGACCTCGACGGTATATATGCCGTTGACAAGACGCAGCACGCGCCATTGCATCTCGGTGGTGCGCTTGAACTCGTCGATCTCGACTTCATACGACTCGACGAGAACCACGAGACTCAGCTTGCGTATCGCGTTCACCGTCTCGTAGCGCCAATTGATTATGTCCTCGGCGAAGTAGAACTGAATGACAGGCCGCATCTCGCCGTTGTTCACCTGCGCGCGCGACACGAAGCCGTCTGCCGTCGGATAATCAGTGAGCAGCCCGCAGCGTCCCACTCCCAGCGCATCGCTCAACACTTGACGCGCCTGCTGGTCCATGGTGGTGGCACCGCCGTCGACGTTTTCATGCATGATGTCGAGCTCAGGCGGAAGCGTGGCGATCGGAGCCTTGTTGAACGCCGTGCCGACCATGCCGTTGAGCGTGCGCCCCGTCATGTTGACGAAGATACCGCGATTCTTGTAGGCGTCATACCGCAACACGTTTTCTGTTGACTGGTCGGCGGCGTTCGGCATCGGCAGATACGTGACACCGCGTTCCTTCACTGCAGACTGACCGCCGACGCAATCGCGCACGGTGCGCCATTCGTCAACCATGTCGAGGACTTCAGGCAACACGTATCCAACGTTGACGGTGCTGGCGACGGGCTTCTTCGCTGCGGTGGTAGCCATGATTTATCTCGCGCGCGTGAGCTTGACGGAAGTTGCAATGCGGTTCGCGCCCTTCAGAATTCTGTAGCGCGTTCCGTCCCATGGATGGTCTTCGGCTGCGGTGTCGACATCGTCTTGGTCCTTCTCATCGCGTGGGAGGATGGGGAGCGTGGCGATGGCGGCGGTGCAGTTGTTCATGAAATAAATGGCGGGTCCCTCTCCTGTGAGCGCAGCTTCTAGGCGGTCGCGCATGAGCTGAACGCCGTTCTTGCGCGAGCCTGCGCTCTTGTCGCTCGTTTCCCATTCGACGCCGTTGTCTGACATGATCTTGGCGATGGTGTCGGTGTCACGCTCGATGACATTGTGAATCGCGTTGTCTGCGGGACCGGGCATGACGCGTGTTGCGATCCACTTTTCTTCGAGCATTTTCTTCTCACGCTGCTTGATGCCAATCGCCACCGACTTCGCGCTCAGCTTCAGCCCCTTGTTCGTTCCTATTTCTGTAGTTCCATACCACTCGTTGATAAGGAACAGGGTTCCCCGTGGCGGCGACCACTTCTCGCCACCGGGCATGTCCAGCGTCTCGCCGTTCGCTTCGGCCCACCATCCATTCCAGAACGGCTGCGACGATCCCCAGTCATGTGAGCGATCTAGATGCCAGCCTTCTGGTATGCGGAAGCGTGGAACGACGTGCAGATCGCGACGCCACAGGTCATCGAAGATGCCGCCTGCGACGACATCCCAGTCGCCATAGAGCCAAGCGCGGCGGATGTTTTCATCGGCCATCATTTCAAGCTCGGCAATGTACTCAGGCGAGAGGTACTCGTTCTCGCGGTATGAACCGAAGATGCGTACCTGCGTCTTGGTCACGATTTCTTTGCGCTTCGTGCGCGGATTGAAGACCTCGATTTCTTTGCGCACGATCTCGCCCGGTTCTGCGCAATCGATGAAGCGACGCCTCACCCAATTATGTCCGGGGCCATGCGGATTGGTCGTGCTGAACACTTCGAGCGGAATGTCGGGGATCGGGAAGTACTCCGAGTACGCGCTGTCTTCGGGAAGGAACACGACGCGCCCTTCTTCGCGGTAGATGTCGCCGTCGATGAACTGGCGATGGTCTTGCGGGCGGAACGATGAGCGGTTGCACGACATCATCAGATCGTACATCTCAGAGGTCGGATACTTCGTGAGCTCGTTCCATCCGATGTACGGGTACTCATGTCCATGATACTTGCCGTAGTCGCTGCGCTTCTTGATGTGTCGGAACAGGAGCACTTCACCCGTTGGCCAGCGCCAGCGACCACCGCCACCTCCACCCGAGAACTTCGCACCGTCACCGAATGAACTGAACCACCGTTCAGCCTTCGACACGACGTCATCGAGGTTCTTGTATTCACGGTCGAATATAACGCCGCGCCAGAACTTGCCGTATCCCATTCCCACGCGCTTGTAGTAGCGCAGTATCTGCGTATCTGTTTTCCCAGGGCCTCTCGTTCCTTCGAACAAGATATGATTGGCGGGGCACGACAGCGCGAGAACCTGCGATCCAGGAAGCGGTTGCCACGCAACGCGCACGGGATGCAATGGTCGCACTGGACTAAGAACGGACATCTTCCTTCAACGCCTTCTGCTGCTTGAGCGCGGCCTTCTCCCAATCGTTGAGCGAAGCCGTTGCGGGAACGAGAACGACGCCACCACGCACGCCGTCGTCGGGAGCCTTGTTCTTGTCGGGATACATACCTTTCATCGAAGCCAGCTCACGCAACGCCGTTGTCTTGGTGCTGTACGACGAGAACGGAGAACTGACCACCTCCTGGAACTTCGATATGACCCACTGAGGCGAGATCATTTCGTCAGGGTTCATTTGAAGCGTCGCTGCATCGATCTTCGCATGAACGTTCGGGTCACGCATGAACTTTTTCACAAGCTGCTTGATCGCCAGCGGTGCGATGCCAGCGCGTTGAGCAGCGGCGAACGCATCACGGTCGATGAGATACTCGGCAATGAACCTGTCCTCGGCAGATGGTCGTGTCATTGCCCTGTTCCCTGAAGAGTGTGCGGCGACGCCAACGATGCGCCACCGGGGAGGAGCGAGCTGCCCAAATTCACACGTGACGCCGCCGCACGTCGCGCACCATGCGCGCGAGGGACTGGGAATTGCAAGCACTGAACGCGAAGAGGTATGAAAAAGGACCTTAAAACAAGTAAGAAGTCGTCATACTTCGTTCTTTTATGGGCGAAAACAACAACTTGAAACTAAGTAGTAAATTGTAATAACCTATCTTTTATGGGCGAAAACAACAACTTAGACAAGACGTTTACTACTTTACTACTTTACTACTCTTATATATAAAAGAATAAAAGTAAGTAGTAGTAGTGTGTATATAGTAGTGGAGCGGCGATTTTTTTAGTTTAGTAATAATCTAGTTATCCTATAGACCCCGTCCTACGTTTTTTAGGCGTTTTGCTCTTGACCCTGCATTTACTACTGGGGCCTAAAGAACTCAGCATGTAAAACAGCGCGCCACGCAGCCGCGAAACATAAATCAAACACACTTCGCGTCATAGTCGAAAGACGGTGATTTGCCCATGAAAACTACCGTCCGAAAATTAAGGCGCAAAATTTTTGCGTGACATCACAGCAAAATTAATCAATGAGTCTTATTCTCGAGTAATCAAATAAGCCCGTTTTGCTAAGACGTTTCGTGCGGCTTGCAACTCCCTGCGTGCGACGCGCACAATAGCCGGGCGCAGCGAAACCGCGCAAAACGCGCGGACCAATAAACCAACGTAGGAACAGGAAACTGTCCCTCTGGTCTTACCCTGTAAGACGAGGAGCTTTTGATGTCTTCAACGATGACATCCAAATTCAATTTGCGAGATGCGTTCAACCAGAAAATGCAAGAGTCGAACATCGACCAGATATCAGCACGAAGACTGGGATTCAAGCCGCTGACAGCTGAACAGTCGCCACCGTGGCTGCCCCACCGGGGCGCAGGAATCCTCATACCGTATCACGATACAGCAGGGAAGCCAACTCACTTCAGTCGTTATCGTTACCTAGAACAGCCGCGTGCCAACGGATTCGCCGCGCTCGCCTATAACGACAAGCCTCTACGCTACGTCCAACCGGGAAAGTCGGCCAGCGAGCTTTATCTGCCTGTGATCAATAAGTGGAACGACACCTGCGCCGATGCCGATATTCCAGTTGTGATTACCGAAGGCGAGTTCAAGGCGGCGTGCGTCTGCATCAACACAGACATCCCATGCATCGGTCTCGGTGGCGTATGGAGTTGGATGTCGCAGGCACGGAAGCTTCCGCTTCTCGAGCAGTTCCAAGACTTCGAGTGGCAGGATCGCATAGTCTATATCTGTTTCGACAGCGACGCCGTTACGAACCCTGATGTCATGCGTGCCGAGAATTCGCTGGCGCGGGCCATGCTGCAAGAGGGAGCGCTGCCATTCGTCGTGCGCCTGCCACCGCGTGGAGATGGCAAGAAGCTGGGACTAGACGACTACATCGTGGCCAACGGTACCGAAGAATTCGAGACTCTGTTGAACGATACCGAAGAATGGTCGGAAAGCAGCGTGCTCCACGAGCTCAACGAAGAAGTGGTTCTGGTGAGAAGTCCATGCTTCGTCTATAACTATGCCGATAAGAGCAAGATGCGGCTTCCCGAGTTCAACATGCTCTATGCCAACCGCGTGTTCAACGAGCAGACGTTCGACTCGAAGGGAAAGCCAAAGCTCACGCCGAAGCCCGCCGCCAAAGAATGGCTGAAGTGGTCGATGCGTGCCGAGGTCAAGCGCATGACGTACGCGCCGGGGCAGGCGCAGATCACACCGCGCAATGAACTCAATGGCTGGTCAGGCTGGGGCGTCGAGCCGCGCAAGGGGAACATCGCGCCGTGGAAGCGACTGCTCAAGCATCTGTTCGGAAGCAACGAAGTCGACCGTGATTGGTTTGAACGCTGGCTCGCATATCCATTGCAGCATCCTGGTGAAAAGATGTACAGCTCTGCGGTAGTCTGGTCGCGCGAACAGGGAACGGGGAAGTCGTTCGTCGGCTACTCGATGTTCCGCATCTACGGCTTTGAGCATGACGGCAACGCGACTGAGATCGTCGACCGCGATATCTATGCTACTCACAACGAATGGGCGATGAATAAGCAATTCGTCATGGGCGACGAGATTACTTCCAAGGACAAGCGCAGCGGAACCGACATGCTCAAGTCGATGCTCACGCGGCAGCTCCTGCGCATGAACGAGAAGTATGTCCCGACGTATGAGATTCCCGACTGCATCAACTACTACTTCACGAGCAATCATCCCGACAGCTTCTTCCTCGAGGACAAAGACCGGCGGTTCTTCGTTCACGAAGCCGTCTGTGAACCGATGTCGCGCGAGTTCTGCCAGGAGTACGAAGACTGGATCGGCAAGCCCGGAGTCACAGGTCCCGGTGCGGCGGCATTGTTCTACCATCTGCTCACACTCGATCTCAAGGGCATGAAGGCGACCGACCGGGCACCGATGACGATGTCTAAGCAGAACATGCTCGATCTTGGCCGCAGCGATCTTTCGTCGTGGGTTCACGGTCTGGTCGAAGACGCCGACACCGTTCTGCGGTTCGACAATCAAATCGTTCCGTTCGAGCTCATGTCCTCCAAGGACCTGCTCGCGTTCTACGACACCGAAGGCAGAACCGGTGTAACCGCCAACGGCATGACCCGTGAAATGACCAGACAGGGTTTTCGCTACCTCTACAAGGGACAGACCGTTCCAACCGCCGAAGGGCATCTCCATCTCTGGGCGGTGCGCAATGCCGAGAAGTACGCCAAGATGCCGGGAAGGCTGATCGGTGAAGCGTATGACAACGAAAGAAAGCAGCCTACGAAGAAGGAGCCGAAATACAAATGAGCAACAACAACCGGTTCAACGCCTACGCTGTCCTCGGCGTACACAGAGGGAGTGGCGACGGCGAGATTCATACCGCGTTCACGCGTCTGTGCAGCACGTTTCACCCAGATCGCGGCGGCAACCCGCACGCGTTCATCGCGGTGACCGCGGCATACCGAGACATAAAGAACGAAGAACGTCGCGTCAAGCTCGATGAGTTGATGGCGTTCACATGCAATCCCTGCAAGCGTTGTGGCAACAAGGGATGCTTGATCGTATATGGCAAGCGCAAGTCGACCACGATCTGTCCCGATTGCCGGGGCAGCGGGTTCACCACGAGGAGCTGGTATGAAGAACAACGGCAACGGAAAGGGTAACGGGAAAGAGTTCTCGGCTATCGACACGCAGGCAGCTCTGCTTTTCAGCAGCGGCAAGAGCTATCGCGTCATTGCAAAGACTCTTGGACTCAGTTCTAAATCTGAGGCACGCAAGCGCGTCGCCGCTGGCCAGCGCGGGCCGGTTTCGCGCCAATAGCGGGCGAAAAACACATAGATGCGCATCCCTGCCTTGCAATGCCATAATTGCAGGGCCGGCGCATTGTGGCCCCGGCATTGGCTGTTTGAAAACGCGAATCTAAACCCAAAGGAGCATGAAATGGCACTTTCGTTCGAGACCGTGAATAAAACGATTCTCCCGCTCGGCGTCGAGCTTGTGCGCGAACGCAAGCGCGGCATCACCACGTTCTACTTCCGCGAGTTTGCGCCCGACAGCAAGGAAGCACCGCTGGAAACCGGCCGACTGCCGATCAGGCGCGTGACTCAACACAGCTTGCAGTCATGGCACAGCATGGCCGAAGAACAGGCCAAGAAGTTTGAACAAGACCACGCCACGAAGTAGGAACCGACGTTGCCACGAATCGAACCATTCACGAAGAAGGAACTTGCAAGCAAGACGTGCGTGCGCTGCGGTCGTCGTGCGGGATATCAGTGGAACATTTGTTCCGACGACAACACATGGAGGCCAGTGTGCGGACGGTGTGACATCGAGCTGAACCTGCTCGTTCTGAAGTTCATGCGCTTCAGGAACTGGCGAAGCAAGATGCTGCGGTACTGCAAGAAAATGCGGCGCAAGCCACCAATCAACCTAGAGGGAAACGACGATGCACATTGAAACGGGGATAGCGAATGCAAGGCGCTTCATTGCGATGGTCGATAGACTGTCGCGCGAGGGGAGGGTGATCGTAGTGTACGCCGACAGCCGCAAGTATCATCAGCGGTGGCCATGGATGGCTAATCTGGCATGGCAGAACGTGGTGCTCGACGGCCTGAGCAACATCAACGTGCGTCACGCGCAGTTCCATCCAGGCGATAACGTCGACGGCCTCTGCTTCTCGGCCATCAGCGTGGCGGCGGTCAACCGCATCGAGGGACTCAGCCTGAACAGCACGCTCGACGACGTTGTTCCGCCGAAGACATGGTGGCAGAAGCTGCGCTGGCTCACGGTTGCCATGTTCACTGGAGCGCCGATATGAAGGGCCGCCATTGTTCGATCAAGGGGCGCAACGTCACCAAGGACGACATCCACGCAATGGTCGAGGAGTCGGGAATGGGCGTCGTGGCGATTCGCCGCAACAGACACTGGACCGTGCGCGTGCGACGCGCGGACGGCACCGAAGCCACGGTCTCGTTCCCGGTCACGCCAAGCGACCACCGGGCGTTGCTCAACAGGGCCAGCAGTCTTAAGAAAACAGCGAAGGGAGTGGCTTGATGTTCGGCAACAACAGATGTGACCATGCGTACTTTCCCGTCGAGGACGCGGGAAGCTTCATCGGGCAACGCTGTGCGATCTGCGGCCGCTTCAATTCAATCGAAGCCATCGCCAAGATGCGCCATCACGAGGCGGTCGACGCCCGCAAGTACGCGACGACGACGCAATGCGGGAAGCATGAAACGAAGTGGTGGATGCAGGCGCTCTGCACGTTGTTCGGTGTTCACTGGCATGGCGAGAGTCTGCGTCAGGGCGCGGTGTGCCACGTGTGCGGCACGCATAGCAAGGACAAGCTGTATCTCGTCCACGATGAAAGCGAACAGTGGGGTCCACGATGAAGTGCAGTTGCGCGACGCGGTGCGGAGTTCACGTGGTCACCAACATCATGGACGGTGGTGCGCCGTTGCAGGAATACTGCGACGACTGCGGCGGCATTGTGTATCACGACGATACGGTACTGGTGACCGAGGACGATTTGGTACAGGCACAGGAAAACGTGTTCAACCGATGGCTGCTTGAAGTCAAGCAAGCCTTTTCTAAGTGGAGGGAGTAGCGATGTCGTATCACGAGCTTACGCACACCATGGATGTCATCGTGCGGGATTCAAAGTACAAGAAGCGTAATTTCAACAGCCGCAGCGCGCGGTTGGAACAACGGCCGGTGGCGCGCGTCGAACGTCTGCCGGTCATTCTGGCGGGGCAGTCTGCCGCGCGACACTTCGTCATCGCGTATTTTCCAGAGCTCAAGGACGACGAGATCTGCGAATGGCTGATCGGCAGCGATGTTCCTCGCATCGTAAAGATCAGGCCGCTGGCGATGTATTCGCAGCCGTATCATCTCGAGGACAAGTCAGCCCAAGAGGCCTGAGCCATGCTTCTTTTCCTATACGCCGCCAACCAGGAGCCACAAATGCAAGACTTCAATTATCTCGAGGTAGCGCAGTTCATCGCGCAGGCCGGTGTGAACACCATGCCTGAAAGCGAAAAGTTCAGCGTCATGCTCAACGGCAAGCGGTCTGTTCTCATCAACCATAAGAACGCGCCGAAGTCGTCGCATGTTCTGCTCTACATCGGCGGCGTCGACTCGATGAGCCAGTCGTCGTTCGGCGTGGTCACGACGCAATTCGGAATGCGCCCGCTCACGGTCTACAACTTGTGTGAGGGGCTGAAGTGGCTGGCCGCAGGCGGGCACCGTGGGCCGGTCAAGGTCATGCCGCCGTCGCAAGAAGCAAGCAAGGTCTTCGTCACCAAGCATTTCTAACCGGCCAAGCACTCACGGTTCTTACACCGTGGCACCGGCAACGCGCCTGTCCGTTGCGTGCGAAGAAGGCAGGCTCAACGAGGAGCAACGTCATGACTAGGCCAAGAACACCGCGACCGAGGAACCTGTCGCCGCCATCGGAATACCGCATCAACCGTGTGAAGCCGATCAGTCCGATGAAGCGCTATGAATATTGGTATACGCACGGAATCATGGTCGACGGCGTCATGCTCGTCGGCCGCGCGCTCGACGACTACACCGATCTACAGATCTGGCTAGAGGCGCATCCTGGCCAAGACCCGGTTCAGCGCATTCTATTGGGAGGGAACGATGCGTAGGATGGCGCGCGACGTACAGGCCGCACGCGACGCGCGTGAGCGCGCCAAGCAGGAACGTGAGCGTGCTGCCGCCAGTCGTCAGCGCGTTCGCAAGGCGATCAGCACCCGCGTCGAGTCCGAGGAATACGCGCCATACGTCTCAACCATCAAGGATGTGCGGCATCCGTGTTTCTCGGATCCCGTCGGCCGCGAACGCTACACGCCGCAGCGGTTCATGTCTGACTGCTGCGATGAAACGTACAAGATGCTGGTAGATGCGTGGTGCGAGGGATCGCAGCTTGTCGCGCGTCGCGTGCCTGTCGATGGGCTGCCATGCGTGCTGATCATGGCATCTTATCTACGCGGTTTCGACATCGATCTCGTCGACGACTTCGACGCGCTGGTGTTCAGGTATGACGAACATATCACGGAGTGTGCTCACCCAGACAAGTTCTTCGCTTCATGCATCAGCATTCTGCATCGTCGTTATCTGCGGCCGGGCGACGAAGCATTTGAAATGGTCCGCGTTCCAAGCATCTACGAGGAAATGTTCTAATGGAACCGAAGGGTGAAATACTCAAATACATGGTGTTTCTCACGGCAATGCAAAAGCTGACGCTCAGCAAGGGAGCGGTCATCCTCGACGTGCAGGAACAGGACGGCGCGCTGGCATTGTGGGCCGCCCACGCCACGCGCATCATCAGCGCCGAGAACAGCGAGGAAGTCACGCTGTACATGATCGGCACCGGCGACCAGATTCCGAGCGACTACGTTCGCTACATCTGCACTATCCAGCATGGAAAGCTCGTCGTCCACATCTTTGAAGGCCCGAGGGAATAACTATGAACTGCGTCGAATACTTCATAGAAGCGGAAAAAGTTCTGGGGCCGAATAGGTCATGCGACGCAATAGATCAAATGGCGCGAGTGGCTGGCATTCATGGTAGATACGATGCTGTTATCAATCGGGTATCGCAAAAGTTTAAAGAACAAGGCAACGAGAAAGCGTGCAAGCGCGTGTTGATCGAGTCTATCCGAAGCTATCAAAACGAAATCAACGGAGTTTAATCATGGCCGTCAAGCTTCCGATCTACGTGGTCTCGATGGGGCGGCGCTCGCAGACCGCGCTCAAGCTGCATCAGGCAAACGTGCCGTTCACGCTGGTGACGCATACTCCGAAGATGCTCAACGATTTCATCGACCTCTGTGGGTTCGCGCCTACCAATGCGCTGGTCACCAACAGAAAGGGGCTGCTCAGCTCGCGCAACGCCATCATGGAGATGACGCCCGACAATTCATGGTACTTCTGTCTCGACGACGACATCAACACGGTCACGCGCGTCGATCCGAAGTATCGTGGCGAGTTCAAGCTTGAAGTGACCGGGCCACCGCCACCGGGTTTCAAGTCGTGGCGCGAGGTCTACAAGCGACCGATCTCGATGAAAGAACTCGTCGATGCGGCTCAAGGCGTCATTGCCGAGTGCAAGCGCCAGGACACGGTGATGGGCGGCTTCGCCACCATGGAAAACCCGTATTTCCGTGCGCGGCGATGGGGCCGCATACGCGGCGTGGGAATCGCGGCGTTCGTATTTCAAAAACGAAGGGGAGGCATCGACAGGTTCAAGTATCCGTGCATGCAAGATCAGTGGATGTCGATGAACGTTATCAGGGAACATGGCTCGGTGGTCGTCGACAACTTCGTTCACGTCGGCGCTGATATGTTCACACCGGGCGGGATCGGCGTATTCGAAGAACGAATGCCCGAGATGCAGCGCATACAGCGCCTTATCATCGAGGAGTTCGAAGGACTGGCCAAGCCGTCTTCTGTTTGTCCCAATATCCACTACATCAGCCGTTCACGCACGTTCGTAGACAGGTGGCGTGCAAGACAAGGGGAGCGCAAACAATGAGCTACCATCCAGAAGATAACACGATGGATGTCATCGAACGCGATGGCACACCGGCCCGCCGCAGGGTTGAGTGCGTACGGAGGGAACCGTTCGATTCGCACTTTACTGGGAAGCGTCACTTCATGCAGTCTTACGAGCCAGTTCTTGGCGACGAAGAAACCTGCCTCTGGTTCGTTGGTTCTGATGTTCCACAGATCGTACCGGGAGTTCACCAGTGAAGAAAATCGAAAAACCATTCGAGGTCATGCTGGCGGGCAAGGTCAACGACGTGCATGATCTGCAGTTTCCGCTGCTGGCGTCGCCCAAGCTCGACGGTCTGCGCGCGCACGTTCACGATGGCGTGGTCATGTCGCGCAACATGAAGGCGTTCCCGAACGAAGAAATGCAGGAACTGTTCGGCGTGCGCTGGCTGCACGGGATCGATGGCGAGTTGATCTCGGGGCCAGCGACCGCCGACGATGCGTTCCGTCGCACCGAGAGTCAGGTCATGTCGGCCAAGAAGGGCGCACGGAACCTGCGCTTCTTCGTGTTCGATGACTACACGCTGCCAGCTCTCGAGTTCCAAGCGCGTCTGCGCACCGCTGCGTTCCGTATCAAGCAGTATGCAGACTTCAAGCTGGTGCCTCACACGATCATTGCCGATTCCGAACGGCTGCTCGAATACGAGACGAAGATGGTAATGGCTGGATACGAAGGCGTCATGGTGCGCAGCATGGACGGGCCGTACAAGTATGGCCGTTCGACATGGAACGAAGGATGGCTGCTCAAACTCAAGCGGTTCGAGGACGCAGAGGCCACGATCATCGGCGTGCAGGAGTTCATGCACAATGAGAATGAGCGCGACGCCGACGGCAAGCGTAGTGGTCACAAGGCGGGTAAGCGCGCGGGAGGCAAGCTGGGTTCCCTTCTGGTGCGCGATCTCAAAACGAAGGTCGAGTTCAACGTCGGCAGCGGCTTCAGCGACAACGACCGGAACATGTTCTGGGCAATGCGCAGCGCGCTACCGGGCAAGATTATCCGTTACAAGTATTTCCCAGGCGGAAGCAAGACGCGACCGCGGTTCCCGACGTTCGGCGGCTTCCGTTCGAAGATCGATATTTAACGTAGATGCAAGCGCGCGCTTGTAGGCGTACACTGGCAACGCGACACCGACACAAAACGAGGAGCGAGCAATGGCAACGAGAAAGACAGCGGCAGTAGTGAACGAACGTCAGCGCCGCAGCGCGCAGCAGGCCGCGCCAGAAGTCAAAGAAAGCGTGCGCCCGCATCGTCCGTTCAAGCGCAAGAAGCTGCGTATTCCGAAGAAGCTGGCTGAAGTGGCCGATCTGTACTATGCGACGCGCATGAGACGGCTCGCCATGGAAAAGGAGGCAGAGCTCGAGAAGGCCGATGAATCGGCGTTGCGTGAATACATCATCAACAACCTTCCGAAGTCGCAGGCTGGTGGCATCGCCGGTAAGAAGGCCCGCGTCGAAATAAAGAAGCGCAACGTTCCGCGTATCGAAGACGAACGCAAGTTCTATCGGTATGCTCACCGCAAGGGGAACGAAGACCTCGTCAAAGAAACAATGGTGCAGAGCGCAGTTCAGGCGCGCTGGGAAGCAGGCAAGGCGGTTCCAGGCATCGAGGCGTTCACCATCGTCTCGCTCAGCCTCCACAAACTCAAGTAGGAGAAACGCAATGCAGAAGGCTAATTCACTCGAAGAATTGTTGTTGCTCATGGTCAAGCGTAGGCTGGCCGAGCGTAATCTGCGGTTCAACGGCAGCGTCGACGACGTTCCCGACCATCTGGCGGGGTTCATCTTGGCGCAGAAGCCGTTCGAGCCAATGAGCGAGAAGGCAACGCAGAACTTCGTCAAGATCCGCGGCATGCTCAACGCTCTCGATCCGGCGACAATCGACAGCGCCATCGTCCTCGTTCTCGCCAAGCCGCCCGAAGATACGCCGTGTCCTTGCGGCGAAGACCACGACGCCAGCGAATCGTTGAACGTGCTCACCGGCATGGTGTCGTCGCTTGACACCGCCAAGCTTCTGTTCAAGGTTCTTACCTGTGAAGCCGAGGGTGATATGACGCAGTACGGCGCAGTCGCATACGGTCTCGATTCCGACTACGCGCGAAGCATCATGCGCAACGACGGCAGCGAACCGGCAGGCGCGGCGAATCACGTCAACGACCGCGCCGGTGCCGAAGAAAATAAGAAAGGCGAAGACGACGTCCCTCCCCAACCAAATGACGAAGTGCGCGAAGCGCGCGAGCAGGCGACGCGAGATCGTGTCGAAGCCATGCTCCACGAAGACGAAGCGCACGACGCAAACAAGTAGGAGAAACATCATGGCCCGCAAGGCAGTCAAGAAAGTAGCAGCCAAGAAGGTCGCCCCTGTACGGGGCGGCCGGCAGTCAGCGCAACGCCGTCCACGTGACGAAGAGCACGAAGAACGCGAGGAAGGCGAAGAAGCCGAAGAAACCGAAGAGGCGGCACCGCGCGGCAAGAAAACTCCCGGCAAGTCGATGCAGAAGTGGGACAAGGAAATGGCGCGGCTGGCCGAGCTCTCGCAGACCACCATCGACTCCATCGGCAGCGGCGGCAGGCGCGCGATCAGCACGCGTTCTGGCACGTTCACAATCGAAGACGTCGACATCGGCACCGAGCTGGAAGGCGTGATCATCGCCTACACGCTCGAGAACGCGTTCTACAACGATGGATACGATCCCGACAATCCGTCGATACCGGTCTGCTTCGCGTTCGGCCCCGAAGGCATGAAGGAACAAGACATGGCTCCCAAGCCCGAAGATGTCGAGGACCTTCAGAACGACGACTGCAAGACCTGCTGGGCCAATGAATGGGCCAGTGGCGACAAGGGACGCGGGAAGGCGTGCAAGAACCAAGCCAAGCTGCTCATCATCCGCGATACGGAACTCGAGGACGTCGCCAGCGCCGATCCCTACGTTGTCAACGTATCGGTAACGTCGCGCGGCAACCTGAAGGGCTACGTCAAGAGCCTCGATGAAAAGCTGCACCGCCATCCGATCGGCGTCGTCACCCGTCTTACGCTGAAGCCGCACAAGAAGCATCAGTTCGAGATGCACTTCCTGATGGTCGGTGAAATCGAAGGCGACGTGATAGGTGAATTGCTTGAACTGCGCGAACAGGTGAGCGGCGATCTCACACGTCCGTATCAGCGCATCGAAGAAGATGGCAGCGGCGACGACAAGCCAACTTCCCGAAAGAAAAAGCCCGCAGGATCGCGGCCCACCGGCAACCGGCCCCCTAGCAGGGGCGCAGCGGCACGCCGCAAGCCACCGCAGCGGCCCGCAGGCAGGCAGGCGGGGCGTCGGCCGTAGGGTAGTACCGGCCCCCATGCCGCGCGGCCCGTAGCGAGCCGCTGGCGCAGCCGCAGGCATGGGGCAACCGGGCCGACATTTAACAATCTTTTAACAGGAGATCAGCGATGGCATCGCGCACGGCAACTCCTCAACGTGTCAGTGAAATGACGTGGCTTGAAATGAATGAAGCGCTGCGACGCGCGAGTCACGATGACCAAGTGAAGTCGATGATCAATAACGAACTCACTGGATCGCGTCGTCGCAGCTATCTCCTTCGGATGCAGCAGCGGTTCAATTCACTGCGTCTGCAACGCGAACGCGAAGAACTGCTGTCGAAGATCGAGGGCTGACATGTCACGAATCAAACCGCCACCGGTGAACACAATCGACTTCGAGACTGGGAGCATCGAGCGACGCCCAGATTATCCCCCGAAGCCGAAATCAATATCGATCCAACGAATAGGTGAGAAAAAGCCGACGTTCTACGCATGGGGTCACCCCGAGGGAAACAACTGCGACGAAGCAACTCCGCGCGCCATCGTCCGTGACATCGTTCGCTCGGGTGAGCGGATGCTGTTCCAGAACGCGAAGTTTGACGTTGACGTCATGCAGACCCATTGGAAGGTCGGCCCCGTAAGCTGGGATCGCATTCACGACACGCTGTATCTGTTGTTTCTCGACGATCCGCATCAGCGTGAGCTCAGCCTCAAGCCTTCTGCTGCGCGCCTGCTCGACATGCCGCCAGATGAGCGAGACGCGGTGAAAGATTGGATTCTCGCGCATAAAAAGGAAATCGAACGCATCCACGGCAAGTTCACGCCGAAAGAAGCGGGCAAGCATATCTGCATGGCTCCGGCACAGATAGTGAAGCCATACTGCAACGGCGACGTGATCCGTACGAAGAAGCTGTACGATCTGCTGTTCCCGGTGATTCACGAATGCGGCATGATGGAAGCCTACGACCGCGAGCGGCAGTTGATGCCGATTCTGCTCGAGAACGAACGGCAGGGAGTCCGCATCGACATCGCCGCGCTCGAACGCGACGTTGAGATCTACGAGAAGGCGCTCAAGTACGCTGATGCCTGGCTCAGGCGTCGTCTTGGGAACAAGGACCTCGACTTCGAGAAAGACCGCGAGGTCGCCGCTGCCCTAAAGAAGTCGGGCATCGTCAAGCATTTCGTGCAGACTCCGACTGGTCAAGACAGCGTGAGCAAGCGCAACTTGACTCCATCTATGTTCGAGGACCCGCGCGTCGCATCGGTTCTCGGCTACCGCAACCGTCTCGTCACCTGCCTCAACACGTTCATGCGGAACTGGCTGTCGATGGCGAGCCGCAACAACGGATGGCTGAATACCAACTGGAACCAAGTGCGGAACACCGACGGCAAGGGAGTCGGCGCGCGCACCGGCCGCCTGAGCAGCAGCTCACCAAACTTCATGAACATGCCGAAGGCGTGGGATGGCAAGGACGACGGATACGTACATCCAAGCTTCTTGCGTTCGCTGCCGCCGCTGCCGATTCTACGACGCTACATTCTACCCGATTCCAATGGCGCGCTCTGGCTGCACCGTGACTACAATCAACAGGAACTGCGCATTCTCGGCCACTTCGAAGACGGCGCGCTCAAGGACGAATACATCTCCAACCCAGAACTCGACGTGCATCAGTACGTCAAGGAACAAATATGGGAGATCACGCATCTCGACGTTCCGCGGCCCAAGACCAAGTCGCTCAATTTCGGCATGCTCTACGGCATGGGACTCAGCGCGCTGGCGCTGGCGCTCGACACGCCGTATGACGAAGCCAAGCGTCTGAAGAAAGCGCAGCTTGCGGCCATGCCCGGATTGAAGCAGCTCAACGATGGAATACTGGAACTGGCGAACCACGACGAGCCGATCAGAACATGGGGAGGCCGTCTGTACTACAAGGAAGCTGGAGTAAAGATCAGGAACAGGCTGGTCGACTTCGGATACAAGCTGCTGAACTACTTGATTCAAGGCAGCGCGGCCGACTGCACGAAGCAGGCGATCATCAACTACGATGCGATCAAGAAGCACGGTCGCTTTCTTATCACGGTGCACGACGAGCTGAACGGCTCGGCACCGAAGAAGGCGGCGAAGTCCGAAATGAAGCTGCTCAATGAAGCCATGTTGGGAGTGAAGTTCGGCGTGCCGATGCTCAGCGACGCCAAGATGGGAACCAACTGGGGAACGCTCGAGAAGTACAAGGAGAAGCGATGACCGTATACGTCGACAACATGCACGCCGGATACAGGCGCATGGTCATGTGTCACATGCTGGCCGACAGCGACGACGAGCTCCACGCGATGGCCGACAAGATCGGTGTCAACAGGAAGTGGCATCAATACGCCGGAACGCCCCGTTCGCACTACGATGTCTGCCTTTCAAAGCGCGCGCTGGCGGTGAAGCATGGTGCCGTTGAAATCGACATACGCGAGGCAGCGCTCATTGTCCGCAACCGAAGGAACCGAAATGAAAACGCCAACCGATAAAGAAATCGAAGCTCACGACACCGTGTTCACCGACAAGCCGCCGATGGGCGAGGCTGTTCCGTACAAGAAGGCACCGAAGAAGGTACCGTCGCCCGGCAACAGAAAGCAGCGCCGCGCCGTCGAAGCCAAGACGCGAAGGGGAAAGAAATGAGGGCTCCACTACAATTCACAAGCTGGTCGTTCAGCCGCTGGTCTGACTGGGACGAATGTGCGCAGCGCGCGGCGTGGTCGCACCTGCTAAAGAAAGCGCGTCACCTGCCGTCTGCGCCCGCGCTTGAGCGTGGCAGCGTGCTTGACAAGGCGGGCGAGAACTTCCTACTAGGCAACACGCGCACGCTTCACAAAGAATTGCAGCCTGCCGCCAAGGAGCTGCGGACGATGCGCGCCGAGAAGCACAAGGTGATCCAAGAAGCATGGGGCTTCAACGCCAAGTGGGAGCCGGTGTCGAATACCGATTGGAACAACTGCAAGCTCCGCATCAAGCTCGACTTCGGTGCCGTGCGCGGAACGCACTTCTCGATCACCGACAACAAGACCGGCAAGTTCCGCGAGGACAACGTCAACAAGTACGAGATGCAGCTTGACCTGTACGTCGCCGGGGCGTTCAAGCAACTGCCGGGAATAAAGACCGCCGATGCGCGGCTGCTCTACACCGACTTCGGAATCGTGTATCCCGATGCCGAGGACATGAAGCGTTACACGCGCACCGACGCCGAGAAGCTGCGCAAGGACTGGGACCGCCGCGTGAAGCCGATGCTCAACGCGACGCAGTTTCAACCGCGCCCCGGCTACTACTGTGACTGGTGCCCATACCGCAAGGGAGGCAAGCGATACACGCGCGACGGCAAGCTGAAATCAGGTGGCGAGGTCGGCGGTTGCCGATACTAGGAGAGTATGACATGAACGACAGAGAACTCTACGCGTTGTGCTACGAGCTGATGGCCGACGACAATCCGAAAAATCAAAGAATGCAGCCTGTCAATAGGAACTGTCTCATCAGACTTGCTGAGCGCATAGCCGAAGAACGTGGATTCGACGGCTGGATTGCGTGGTACATGCAAGCCGAGATGCCGTTCACCGAGGCAGAAGTAAACGAGAACGCGTCATGAGCGAGAAATCAATGGTAGAAAACCCCGTCGTCAAGTGGGCGCGCGACCACGGCGTCACGGTGTTGAAGGTGAACCCGATCTGGTATGCCGGTTGGAACGACCGCATATTCTTCGTTCCCGGAGGTAAGCCGGTCATCGTCGAATTCAAGGCACCGGGCGTCACCACCGTGCGACCGAAGCAGAAGGCCCGCCACAAGAACCTTAGGAAACTTGGCTATGACGTCCATGTCATCGACACGAAGCAAGAAGGCATCGCGCTCATCGAGTCGCGTCTCGTCAAGAGTAGTGAACCGGCTGCCAAGAACAGAAGGGCTAGAGTGGGTTCCAGCTGACTTCATGAAGCGGGCGATGCGATGGCTGCTCCAGCATCCAGCCGCCGGCCTCATTCTCGACCCCGGTCTGCGCAAGACGTCGATCACGCTCGGCGCGTTCAAGGTAATGCTGAACAAGGGCATTCTGCAACGGATGCTGGTCGTCGCGCCGATCAAGGTCTGCTACCGCGTCTGGCCGAAGGAAATACGGAAGTGGGCCGACTTCAACGGCCTGCGCCTCTGCATACTTCATGGCCGCGACAAGACCGAAGAAAACCTTGCGCGCGACGACATCGACATTTTCTGCATCAACCCTGAGGGACTCGACTGGCTGTTCCCAGGTGAATCGCCGCTGCCGAAGCTCGCCACCGAAACCAAGGACGCATGGCGCGCGCGGAACAAGGCGCACCAGAAAGAAACGCGGAAGGCGGCGAAGCGTCGTTCAGCTCTGTTGTTCGCGCCCGGTGGCACGATGCTCACCGTCGACGAATCATCGAAGTTCAAGAACAGCAGCACTCAGCGGTTCAAGCGCCTGAAGCCGTTCTTGCCACGCTTCCAACGCCGTGCTATACTCACTGGGTCACCATCTCCAAATGGTCTGCTCGATCTGTTCGGCCAGATATACATCCTCGATCTCGGCCGCTCGCTCGGTCAGTACATCACGCAGTACCGCAAGAAGTATTTCTCGTCTGTTGGCTTCGGAGGTTATTCATGGGTTCTTAAGGAAGACGACAGCGAGCAGCAGATCTACAAGGCGGTGAAGCCGTACTTGATACGGTTCCAAGCCGAAGACTTCATGGACCTTCCCGAGTTGATCGAGAACGACATCGTGATCGACCTGCCAGAAAAGGTTCGCAAGAACTACGATGAACTCGAGGAAGACCTCATCACCATGCTCGAGAGCGGTGTGAACATCGAAGCTCCAACCGGCGGCGCGGCGCTGGCCAAGTGTGCGCAGATCGCCAATGGCGCGGTCTACTTGAACCCAGAAGGCGGGTACCGTCGCAAGAAAAGCGACTACGCCGAGCTCCACGATGAGAAGCTCTACGCGCTCGAAGACTACCTCGAAGAACGCAGCGGTCAACCGACGCTGGTGACGTACGAGTTCCACCACGACTTGATCCGCATAAGAAATTGGTTTCGCCATGCGTATCCCGCGCTGGTGCGCGAATGGGGCGACATCCCGTGCATCAGCACCGCATCGGAAAAGGTCGGCCAACGCATGGAGGATGCCTGGAACGACAACCAGATCCCGTTCATGCTGGGCCAGCCGCAGTCGATCAGTCATGGGCTCAACATGCAAGGTGGCAACGCCGACGCCATCGCGCTGTTCTCGCCCATGTATGACTACGACAACTATGATCAGCTGATAAGGCGGCTGCGGCGCTCGGGCAATACGTCGCGGCGCATCATCGTTACGCGGTTCATCGCGCGGAACACCGTCGACCGGCTCAAGATACTGGCGCTGGTGAGAAAAGGCAGGACGCAACAACGGTTCATGGATGCACTCAAGACGTACAAAACGGAGAGACGACAATGAAGGCAAGAAGGCAAGAACCGCCGTTCGCGGTGCAGATCGAACCGTCGCAGGGTTGCAATCTCGGATGCGACTTCTGCGGCATTCACGCCATCGGCTACCAGAAAAAGAAGCGCGGCACCGACCTCATGTCTATTGAAACGGCCCGCAGCATCGCCGCGCAGATGATACAGTGGGACTGGAACCCGCGCATTGAGTTCGCCATGCACGGTGAGCCCACCATGCATCCCGCGCTCGACGTGCTCATCGCCACGTTCCGAGAAGCGTTGCCACGCGGCTACATCATGGTGACGTCGAATGGCGGCGGTCTGCTCGGCGGCGACGTTGCGGGCAAGGTTCTCGGCCTCTTCGAAGCCGGGCTCAACACGCTGGCGCTCGACAACTACGAGAGCGTGAGCATCGTGCCTAAGATACTAGAAAAGCTGGGCGACGAGTTCCCCGTGCCGATCAAGCACTATCCACTAGACAAGACAGCGTCGCCGCACACCCGCCACCGCAAGCAATTGATCAGCGTGGTGCAGGACATCTCAGTGGCCGACGACGGCACGCATTCGCACTTGAACAATCACGCAGGCTCGGCGTTCCCGAAAAACTATGAGCACAATTCTGCGCGCTGCGCCAAGCCGTTCCGTGAGATGTCGATACGCTGGGATGGCTCCGTGGCGATCTGCTGCAACGACTGGCCGGGATACTACCATTGCGGCAACGTCGTGACCGACGGACTCGACAAGGTATGGAACGGCCCCGCGTTCGCAGCGGCGCGCAAGGTTCTGTACCACGGCAAGCGCGGCATGATCAAGCCATGCAACGGATGCGACGCGCTCAGCTATCGCGTTGGTCTGCTTCCCGACAAGCTCGGTCGTGAATCGCTACCGACGCCCGACGCCACGACCAAGCGCGCGATTGAACTCGCGCAGGCGAAGGGACCATTCACCGTTCCAGTACGTCCACCGATGGAGGCATGATATGCACAAGATGCAAGAAATCGCCTTGATCTACGCACGCGAACAGGTTGGAGGCGGAAGCACGTCGTTCACCGTGCATCTGTACGAAGGCTTCAAGCAGGCGGGCATTCCGTTCAGACTGCTGCGGTTCACCGACAGGCCGAAGCGACCGCGAAGACTGGCGGGCTACACCGGCGTCATAGCTGAATACGTGACACCGGACGAAATGAGGGCCATCGTGCGTTCGCAGCCATCGGTTCTGCTGGCGCCAGAACACTCGCGTCACCTGCCTGAACCCGACATACTTTCGTCACTGGCAGCCGATGGCATGCGTCTTGTGATCCATGATCCGAACGAGTTCATGGCACGCACGCACGCCAAGATATTCGATCACCTGCAAAATAGATCAATAATAAAGCGACCAATCGCGATCCGCCCAAGCATGAAAACCCACTTCAAAGATGCCGTGTTCATCCCACATCCTTACTGGCGTGAATACGAGGGATGGCAGGGCAAGGACCTCATGAAGCGCGGCCCCGGCTGCACCATCGCCCGCTTGACGTTCGTGAAGCGACCGACGATAATTCTCGACGCCAACCGGCTGCTCACGCCAGCGATGCAGATAAAGATACACGGTGCCGAGAACCGGCTGTTCACCTACACGAAGGTTCTGCCGCACTATCCCGAGTTCAAGCAGGGAGGTTACAATCTGCCGCTCGAATGGGGCATCAGCGCGCGCGTGGCCCGTCAGCATCGCTTCGCCGTCGACATGACGTACTTCCCCGAAGACGGCGGCGGTTCGCAATATACGTTCATGGAAGCCTGGGACGCGGGAAGCGTCAACATCTGCCACGAGGACTGGCTGCGCTACGAAGGAGAAATGAAGCACCGCGTGAACTGTTGGGCGGTCGAGTCGCCCGAAGAACTGGCGAAGCTGATCAAAAATTCGTACAGCTCGAAATCTCTGCAAACAGAACTCAGAAAAATATCTGCCGCTTCCACCGAGCATCTCGAACGCAAGCACGATCCAGCGACTATCGCCCGCGCTTACTACAAGGAGCTGACACGATGAAAATGAAAATATACATTCCAACGCGCGGTCGTGAACGCCTGCGCACCGTTGAACGCTTTGGCGAAGACCTGCTGAACAAGTATTCGGCGGTGCTGGTATCGTCGCGCGACAATGCGATCAAATACGATCTTAAGAAGTACGTCGACCGCGCCAAGCTTCTGTTCACTCCGCCGAAGGTCGACGGCATCGCCGCCACGCGCCAGTTCATTATCAACAACGCAGCCGCGCTTGAAGTCAACGTGGCGTTGATGCTCGACGACGATCTGCCGACGTGGTGCCAGCGTAATCCAGATCCCGAGATCGACACCGGCGAAGACGCGAAGTATCACAAGGCAAGCGTCAGGGAAATTGCCGACGGTCTTGCCGACTTCGCCAAGATCATGCAGAAGTATGCGCACGGATCGATCGGTCATCGCCTGTTCTGCCAGCGCCATGCTCCCGTCTACTACAATATGCGCATGCTCCGCGCGCTGGCGTACAACATTCCGATGGTCGAGAAGGCCGGTGTCAAGTTCAGAGTGCCGGTAATGGAGGACTTCGATTTTCAGTTGCAGCTGATGACGAAGGGATACGAGAACGTAATCTACAACCGTCTCGTCCAAGACCAATACGGAAGCAACATCGAAGGCGGATGCGCCGAGTACCGCACACCCGAAGTGCAGGCCGCAGCCGCAGCCAAGCTCAAGGAACTGTGGCCCGACATCATCACTATCACGACGCGCAAGCCAAAGCGTTCATGGGGCACGGGCATGGAAGGCGAGCGCGTCGACGTGAAGGTGAACTGGCGTCGCGCGATTCTTGCAGGTCGTCAGCTCAAGGAGAAAAGGAAATGAAAGTAGCAGAACTCCTCGAATTCATCAAGAGGCGGCACGCGATATTCTTGAAGCGCAACGCTGGCAAGAAAAAGCCGTGGACCGACGACAAGATCCTGCAACGATTCAAGTTCTGCAACGTGTACCGAGAACTTGATACCGTGACCATGTGGATCGCGCAGCATTGGCGCACGCCATTGATCGGCAATCCAGATCTCTGGTTCGCAATGAGCGTCGCGCGTTGGGTCAACTGGCCGCCGACGCTGTACGCCATCGGCATCCCGGTACCGTGGAAAAAGGACAAGTTCATTCGTGTTCTGCGCGAACGCAGCGCGCGTCATGAGAAAGTGTGGACCGGCGCATACATGATCGGCACGCAGGGCCACGCCATGGACAAGAACCTGTTCATCGCCGAGAGCGTGCTCAATCCGTTGTGGCAGGAACGCGAGTATCTGCGTCCACGGCCCGACGACACGCTGGCGACGTTTGCGGCGCGCGTCATCGCGGTAAAGAACCAAGGAAGGTTCATGGTCGGCCAGATGATCGCAGACGCGAAGTATGCCGACAACGTGCTCATGGAATGCCGTGACTGGCACACGTTCGCCGTCAGCGGCCCCGGCAGCCGACGCGGCATGAACAGAGTGTTCAACCGCGACGTGCATTTCCATTGGAACGAAGACGACTGGCACCGGCATCTTATGATGCTGCAAGAAGCGGTGAACCCGAGCCTGCCACAAGGCTGGGAGAAGCTGCACGCGCAGGATCTGCAGAACTGCCTGTGTGAATTCGACAAGTATGAACGCGTGCGCCTGGGACAAGGTCGGCCGCGTTCCCTTTATCAAGGAGTATGACATGCGGTGCATCATCGTAAGAAACGTAAACGAGGGACTGTCGAAGGCGCTGTTTGAACTCGTCACGCATCGGGTAACGCGCGACACGCGCAACGGCCCGGTCATCGCGTTCCCGTATCCAGTGTTCACAGAATACACGCGGCCCACCGAGCGCGTTCTGTTCAGCCCGATGCGCAACGCCAATCCCGTATTCCATTTCATGGAAGCGCTGTGGATGCTGGCGGGCCGACGCGACGTTGACTTCCCGGCGACATTCGTCAAACGCATGCGTGAATACAGCGACGACGGCGAAACTCTGTGGGGCGCGTATGGCTATCGCTGGCGCAGCTTCTTCGGTTTCGATCAACTCAGTTGGGTCGTCGATGAAATGAAGTCGAACCCGCAGACACGACGTTGCGTGATTACCATGTGGAACGCCATGCACGACGGCGTGATCGACAAGGACTACATCAATTCCGATCTCGTCGTCGGCGGTCGTGGCGGCAAAGACGTGCCATGCAACACTCACATCTACGTCGACACGCGGAGCGAACGACTGAACATGTCCGTCTGCTGCCGTAGCAACGACATTCTGTGGGGCTGCTATGGATCGAACGCCGTTCACTTCAGCATGTTGCAGGAATATCTCGCGGCGGCGGTCGGCGTGCCGGTTGGCAGGTTGATTCAGTTCTCGAACGATCTGCACCTCTACGCCAGCACCGTTGCCGAGCATGACATCGTTCCAATGGCGCTCGACGCTCACACGCATAACTACTATGAAGCCGACGGGAGTGATAAAATAGTCACTACTCCCCTGCTGGCCGAGGGCGAGAAGTTTTCGGACTTCGACAACGACTTGAAGTCGTTCTTCGAAACCTACGACCGCGACGGCATTGCAGGCCAGATGGCGAGGGGATACCGCACGCAGTTCTTCAACTTCGTGGTGGCACCGATGCTCACCGCCTGGGACAATCGTCGCGATCCGCGCAAGGCACTGAGCTATGCCGCGATCATCGGCGGCAGCGATTGGCGATTGGCGACGAAGAACTGGATCACGCACAACTTCATTAAGGAGAAGACGACATGAGCATCCGCACCGATCTCGAATTCATTCGTTCAGGAATGAACGTGCGACGTTATCACCAACGCTACACGGCGCAGTCCGACACCGTGGCTCATCATTCTTATGGCGTGGCTCTGCTGGTGAACATGATCGACCCAACGGCGCGCAAGGAAGTCTTGCTGGCGGCGCTGGTGCACGATCTTCCCGAAGGCGTCACCGGCGACATGCCGGGCCACGTCAAGGCCGCGCTTCCACCGTCGATGCGGCATGAACTGAGCAACGTCGAATCGCAACTGCTGGCGAAGCACGATCTGCTATTCGACCTCTCGCTCGATGAAGCGCAACTGCTGAAGCTTTGCGACAAGCTCGAGAGCCTGCTGTTCTGCATCGAAGAACGGCAACGCGGCAACAAGGGACTGCGGTCGTGCGGCGACAAGTGTTCTGCATGGATCAACGAGATAATGCAGAGCGCGGCAACCCTGTCTAGCGTCGGCAGCGCCCGCGCCCGTTCTATCGTCATCGCAGCAACAATCAAATGGGAGCACGTGAAATGAGCGCCAACAACAGACAGGAAGGCGGCAGCCACTACGCCGCAGGCGGCAACCGCTATCAGCATTGGGACTACACGGTGCGCGCACTCGACAATTCCTATCTCGAGGGATGTCTTACGAAGTATGTCATGCGTAGTCGATTCAAAGGAACACCGCTCAACGATCTCAAGAAGGCGCGACACTACGCCGAGAAATTGATCGAGGAATCGAACGCGGGCGAAGTGTCGCCGCTGTTCAACCATCATTATCGGGAATTGACATTCGACATCGGCAGAATGTCGCGTATGCATGAACTGAACGACGAAGAACACGAGATTCTCGTTCGCGTTGCCAACTGGCGCAGCGTCGACGACATTCTTCATATCGTCGGCGTGATCGACCACCTGATCGCGCTGGCGGTGCAGGCGCAGGCAATCGGCCCACCGCATCCCACTGAATAAATTGTCACAGAGCTATGATAAGATAATATTTTTCCGTCACTGGTTGTGATACATAGCTCGACTGTTATCAACGCTTTTTCCAACGGTGTGATAAAAACAAGGGGATTGCAAACGGTATTCGTTTCAGCGCAGCCTGTGTTCACCGGGCGGCAACCGCCACCGGCACCGGGCAATCCGCCCACCACGAAACAGGAGCTCTATCATGGCTAAGTCCTCGAAGTCCGCCAAGTCCATCACCAACGGCAAGAAGGTTGGTCGCATCTCGAAGTCCGAGCGCAACGTCGCCGCAACGGAAAAGGCTGGTGTCCGCACCCGTCAGGTAATGTCGGGGCAGCAGGTCGGTGAAGTCGCCGTCAGCGGTCAGCAGTCGAAGCCGGTCCGCGGCAAGAAGGCCGCAGCGAAGGCGGCACCGGCCAAGAAGGGCGGGAAGTCGAACGGTGCGAGCGTTCAGCAGGGGCAGCGCGGCCGAGTCAGCGAATTCCCGGTCGACATGAAGGTCAAGGCGACGACCGAGTATGAGCCCCGGGAAGGCAGCTTCGCCGCCAAGATCATGGCGCTGGCCACGAAGCCGACCACCATCGGCGCGATCATCGATCAGGCGACTGCCAAGCGCAAGGAGTACTTCCGCAACTCCGTGTGCGCCGAGTCGGCCGATGCCGCACGCCGCAGCATCACGATCCGGGTTCGCTCGCTCCTTCGCAGCGAATGGCTCCTGCCGACCAAGTAAGCGACGACCATCAACGCCCCCTGCTACGGCAGGGGGTTTTGATTGATGGGCCGCGCGAGCATGGGCAGGCGACGACCGCAGGGGCAGCAATCA